TCAGTTTTTGTCGTTATGCTAGATAGTTCTTCCATTACCGTTCGCTACCCTTGTTGGTTTTGCGCTGAATTGGGGGTCTTTGCGCGTATGGTCTTGGTGCCTGTCAATATACAAGTTTAGGCCAGAGGGTGCAAGCGACTTGCTTGCAATCGATTGTAGCGTTACGCGCCCGTCTGATCGATGGTAACGATCCCTTGGAAGATGATATGCAGCCCCGAGATTGTAGCGTCAGGGGTGCCCGATTGCGTCCTCACGTTCAAGGTGCCGCCCGAGGGGACGTTCTTGATTCCGTGGCCCAAAGTGGCGAACTGGACTAGGCCCGAGGTGGTGACGGACACCGTGCCGATTTGCGTGTTGTTCTCGTAAACATCGTAGGTTTCCGTCGCTGCGGGGTTGACATCGACCCGGCCAAAGCTGCCGTCGAAATCTGCCGCAAAAGTGACCGTGCGACTGGAAAGCTTTTCGAGGAACTTCGTGCTGGCGGTGCCGGGGTTGCCATAGTAGTCGAAGTCAAAGTCGTAAGCTTGCTGCAACTGGCTGATGGTGAAGTTGATCCGGGTGAAATCCGTGCCATCGCAATACAGCAGATGAGTAGCCCCAGCCGGAAGGGCGTAGGTCGTGCCAGTTCCATTGACCGAGAACGTGGCAACCTTGGTGGTGTTGTTCACGGCGATGAACAGGTGCGGATTGGCCGGATGGTATACACCGAAGTTTTGCGTAGCCCCCGCCGACAGGACAACACGAATTGCGTGAAGCCCTTCCCGGTCCGACAGATCGTTGCTGTTGTCGTAGGGCAGCGTGACATGCAGCCCCGTGGTGGTGATAGAGGTCGTCGCCACCGTGCAGGTATGCGTGATAGCATCCTCCATGGCCTTGAGCGCCGTGTTGGTTGCAACCGCCTTCTCAGTTTGCGCGTCGGTCAGTTGCGGGATTTCGAGGTTCGTTGAGACTGTCATGTTCAGACCTTCGCGGTTGCATAGTTGCCATAGCCGACAGTAGCAGAAACCTGACAGATTTTCATCGTCAAAATACCACCGGGCGTTAGGCTCAAACTGGTTTGCTCCGTCGCCGTAAGCAGGTAGGTTTCTGCGTTGTCAACCTGCCGGGCGAACAGGAACGTCACGCCCGTTATGTCGTAGAATTCCAGACGGAAGCTAAGGATGCTTTCGCTGTTCGGCAGGTCAGTCCCACTGATGCTGCCTTGATAGAGGCGATCACGACGCGCCCACGTAATCGTGATATTGTTCGATCCGTCGCGGGACGACGCAATCAATGTGGGCGACAGCGGTTTATTGCGCTGTCCAGTGTTGGTGAAGCTGAAAGCTGTTGCCGCCGCGAGGGTAGAACCAGTCGCCACAAGCTTGTAAGAACTAGGCGCACCGATGGAGCCAAGGAAATCGACCAGATCATAGATCGTATCGATAGACAGCAGCACGAAGCGTTCACCGTTGACATGGGTGTTGGGAATGTCCCGGTCATCGGTGCCGCGCAGACCGCGCATGAAGCCCGTCAGCTTGTAAGTTCCATCGCCTTGCAGGATAGCGGAGGTGAACTGCACAACCTCATTGCCGATGACACAGGCATTGAAGCCCGCATACAGTTGCTCAATCGTGATGCTGGACAGCGTGTCGGTAGCGTTATCCAGTTGCACATAGATCACGCTGTCATCGTCATACAGGCCGGGGTTAACTGGCAGTAGCGCAGAGGTGCCAGTATACCCAGCCGTGGCGCGGGCGTTGGCCGTAACCATTGCGCTGTAGGTTATACCGCCATCGACAGAACGATACAAGGTCGCCCCTGCAAAGTCGTCGCTGGCCGAGATACCGAAGTAGAAGCCAATGGGTTGCGCTGTATCCAGAAGTGGCGGCAGGTCCAGCATGATCGGTGCCACGAAGGCAACCTGCGGCTGGTGCAGAGAGCCTTGCTGGTTCCAAGTGCTGTTGTCCATGTTCGTGTCGCGGACTTCGCCCGGTTTCGGAACATAGAGTGTTGCGACGTGCAGCACCGCTTCAATGTCGAAAATGCCATTCACGCCGCGAGTGCGGCGCGTGATCTTGACCGTAAGATCGTCGGCATCCATGACAGCGCCGTTGATCTGCACAATGTCAGTCGGATAGATGAAGGCGTATTTCGGAGGCAGCTTGAAGCGGACAGATATACGCTCATACCAGAGGTCGTGCATCTTGTCCTGCGTCCACGCTTTCGCCATGGAAGACGGCAACACAAGAGGGAGGTCGGCAGACGAGATTTGAATGCCGTCACCGAATGCCCGGCCCCACCGGGCGCTGTTCGGCTGATACATGCGTTCAACGTCCTTGAAGCGCGTGGTCAGCGTCTTCGGCAGTTCCGTTGGGTCGCGCAGGGTGTATTCGATTTTGCCAGCCGGATCGACACGCTTGCCGGGTTCCATGGCTGCAAGATCGTTGTAATCGATTATATAGTCAACGTCGCGGTCGCGTTCACGGAACAAAAGTTCGTCGCCAACCTCGGAAACGTCGATGCGGAATGCTTCAAGCACCTGTTCCATGGCTGAACGCAGGGACGTGCTGCTTGTGATGGAGTAGCCAAGCACCTGCGAAGTCTGCCCGTCTTCCGGCAGGGAATCCACATCGTAGTAGGTATCGTCAAGCCCCGCGCGGCTGAACAGATCGACAATCACGTCTTTGTGCCGCACGTCATCGTATTGCACGACTTCGAAAGAGAAGCTGGGGATACGGTTGCCATAGTCCGCAAGCTGCAACGTGTCAAAGACAATGTGCGCCCGGTTGACGTATGCCGGGACGGGCTGATCCAGAGCGGTAGCCATGGCGGTATCAGGTAGTTGCTCATCCTTGCCGTAGTATACACGAATGTTGTCCGCACCTTTCATTGTCAGCACGGCATTGTCGGACCAGTCATTGATGGCGTCGTAGAGATTCCAATAGGACGGCCAGTCGCGGTCAGCACTGGTATCCGATCCGGCAGGCTTCCCCCAGCCAAGGATTATTTCAATAGTGCTGGCGTAATTGCCTGCGAAGATGGGGAACAGCAAGGCATATTCTGCGTCGATGACAATGAAGCGGGTGTCGGCTGGCGGCGCGACACCGTTGCTGCCTTGCTGTTCACATTCCGTAAGGTTTAGGTTGATCAGTTCGTTGTCGATTTGGGCTCCCATTTGGGTGCCGTTGACGACTTGGTTGTTTCCGTCCTTGTAGTATTTTAATGAAATTGTCATCACGCGCTGCGAAACGTTTACGCCAAATGCGTAGCAGATGGAAACCTCTGAAAACCACTTGATGTAGCAGGCCGAGAATTCACCGACGCCAATGCTATAACCGGGCGGAATTACGGTGTGCAAATCAATGACAGTGTAGAACGGCTGGTTGGCAAAGGTGTTTCCCGGTCCAGCAGGAGCCATTACCGTGTATGTCCCACCGCCAGCCCCGGCAGGGATGGACGAAGACGTGAAGTCAACGCCGTAAGCGTGGTCATGTTCAAACGGGATATAGTAGCCCGTGGTCAGGTCACGCCAATAAACCGTCTGAACGTGGTTGTTCAAATAGGTCGTGGCCGTCGCGGAACTGATTTCCTGCATGGCCGCGCCACCGGAAAGCATGATGTAGTATTTGCCATCGTCATTTGCGATGGTGTCTTTGTCCATGACCCACGGAATAAGCGACGGCTCATACAGGTGATCACGGTAGTATGACGGATAGGAAATGCCACCGACATTCTGCGGATAGAACTCGGTGGAAATACCCTTCGGCTGATTTGTTGCTTCGTCAATCCCTTGCTGCCCGATGGAGAATTCATAGCGGGTTGCACGGACGGCATTACCTTCCGCCCATATGCGGCCAACCCCTAGTATGGGGCCTTCGCAGAGCAAGAAGTCGCAGGTGACATGGTAGGTGTATACGGTGACGCTCGGACCGCCTTTACCGCCCTCTTTGTGCTTGGTTTCAAGCAAAGGGGTGGAGGCCATGAGGATGCCGTTGATACGGTCGGCTCCATAGACAAGGGGGATGGTATCGCCGGGGTCGGCGCGGGTGACGTTAATGTCATTGACTTTGCCCTGTTCCTCGCCTTTCGGCCCAAACAGCATGTTGTCGATATAGGAGCCGAGGGCCGAACCGATGAAGCCGCCAAGGGGGCCAGCGATGCTGGAACCGATGCTGCCGAGAAGCATTGAAGCCATAGCTTAGTCCTCCAATCCCGGCACTTCGAACAACCCCCATATGCGCTGTAGCCAGAAGCCACCGTCCATGGGCATTTCCACAACGCAGTGGCGACCCTTGACAAACGCATGAAGGATCATTGTCTGACCCATTTCATTCTCACCCATGTATACCGCAACATGACGCGGCAGTCCAGCTTTGTCGATCCAGAAGGCGAGAACGTCACCCGGTTTCGCTTGGACGCGAAGCGGCTGCAATCGATTGTAGTGTTTGTCGTCAAGGAAGTCTGTGATGCGGTTGGCGAACATTTCGCTGTCGGGCATCCGAGCGTAGTCACGCAGCTTGGTTCTTGCCTCGTTATCGAAGCCAATGTCAGCCGCAGCACAAGCCAAAAGGCCGACGCAATCGACGCCAGCCCTAGACCTTCCTTGGTGTTGGAATTTGACGCCTATGTAGGATCGCAGGGCGTCAACCCATTGCTGTCTTGTGGGCATCAGAATTTGCTCCCGCTGTCGCTGGTGCCTTCGACGCTGACGGGGTAGGTCATAAGCAGATCGCTGCCCGCAAGGAAAGGCTCACCCCCGAAACGGATCGAATTGCTGAACCCCTTGCAGGCCGCGAACGATTTGTCGCACCCAAGCAAAAGGTCCACCGTATCGCCAACCTGAATGACCTTCGACATCGGTAGAAACAGTTGGATACGGTCGTTGCCGTTCCGCACGATTTCCATTTTGGCCCCAGCATTGTTGCCACTGGTCCACGTCGCAAGGCCCCACTGGAATTTGTTGTAATCGATTGTAGCGATGTTGGCATAGAAGGTGTCATTCGCTTCGAGCGAGGTCACATGCAGGTGCCGGGTGTAGGCCGCAGGGTCCAGCTTGCAGACGGCATCGCAGAACTGATAGCGGCATTCCAGCGACGTGCTTTCGGTGAAGACCTGTTGCAGCTTTTGCGAGATACCGCGCAAGTCTGCTTTGAACGACACGCCGCGAATGGTGATTTCACCGATCCACGACACGCGCAACGGCAAAGCAAGGACGCCCTGCACCGACCAGTAGGCCAGAGAGAATTCGACCTTGGCCTGATCGTAAAACCCTTCGATCAAATCGTCGTCGGTAATGGTCGCGTCATCGATCAGCACTTCCGCATCCATGTTGGAAACGGCCAGACCGGATTCAGTTTCGAGCGCCGTCATCTTGAAGCTGTCGGCAGACTTGTAAGTGTAATACTGGTTGTCGCCTTCCTGCACCGACAGGTCCGCGTCGTGTGCGGTGAAGCGCATGATCGTGCCATCACGGCGCGTAAGCTTCATGCACTCGACGGTGCGCGTCCTCGTTTGCGCAATCCTTGCGTAGAAGCTGGCGAATTGGTCGCGGTTCATTCCGCAATCTCCCGCAGGGTAATATCGGTGAAGTCCGCAAACACGCTGTCACGCAGACCTGCCTTGATTTCCGAATTCATGTCGTTGCCGTCACCGAAGCGCACCGGAACATAGAACCAGAAACCAGCGGTAATGTCCGCGCCCGTGGGAGGCAGGGCTTGCACAATGTCAACAGAGGAATCGGTGAACGCCGCAGAGCCGTAGGACGTGCCATTGTATTTCTGCACCTTGAGTGTGGTGCTGTTGGCAAGTATGACCCGCGCCGGATCGCCACCGGGGGCTGCGTTGTAGGCCGAGTTGACCACGTTGCTGATGTATACCAGATCGCCAACCTTGAGCAACGAGAAATCAGCGCCAGTGATGCTGCCATCGCTGGCCCGCGTGATGGAGCCATGGTGGCCGGGGAACGCTTGCAGGAACGACAACTTGTGGGTGGCGTAGCTGTAATCCCAGCTATCGATCTTGAACCCATCGACCGCGATTTGCAGGGTGGTCAGGTCAGGATACCAGATGCGGCGGCGCGTCGTGCGGCCACCGGACTGATAGTATTTCCAGAGGTCGTATTCCGACTGAGTGCCAATGGCCGAAGCCACAAGCTGGTCGGTGATAGCGACGGTATCTCCCGACAACGCACCCACCGTGTTCGAACTGGTGTGGTCC